CTGCAGATAAACTTTATGACATGTCAATTGCTACAGGTAAAGCCAGTGAAGACCTCCAAGTAATGGCTGAAATTGCTGCAAAAACAGGTGGTAATGTTGATTCACTTGCTGCATCTCTTGATAAACTAGCTGTTAAAATGGCTAAAGGTGATGATGATCCAGAAGGAAAATTCGGTAAAGCGTTAGCTTATTTTGGAGTTTCTCTTACAGATGTAAACGGTAAGATGAAATCACAAGAGGAAGTTGCACATGAAGTTGCTGTTGCTTATGAACATACAACAGAATCAGCATCAAAACACGCAGCTGCCATGGAAGTTTTAGGTAAAAGTTATCGTGAAAATCTCCCTTCATTGCTTGCATTAGATACAGCAGAAGAAGAACATAATAAGTTGATGGAAACTGGTGCCATGAAGAGTAAAGAGTTGATGGAAGCCAGTAAAGCTTATAATGACAGTACACGAGATTTACACAAAACAACAGAAGGTATTGGTAATACAATTGCTGGTATGTTCCTACCACTTATGACAAGTGTGTCGGAGGCGTTATACTCATCTGCCACCAATGAAGGTCTTTTACAATACGCACTTGAAATACTTGGAATGACGTTGGAAGTTGTAGGAGTAGCATTAAAGGGTATAGTATCAGTTTTTATTGAAATGGATTTAGGCTTCCAAGTATTATCAAAAACAATTGGTGTTACTCTTGATTTACTTAATGATCTCATACATTGGGATTCCAGTAAAGCGTCAGCTGCATGGACGAAGTATGTAGATGACATTACAAAATCGGCTGTGAATGCCAATAAAAGTATTTCTGATTTGTGGAAGACAATAGATACAAAGAGTCCAGGTAAAAAACCAGAGGGAGCAACAGATAGAGGTGACTACAATCCTAATAAAGACAAAAAACCTCCTAAAATAAAAATTCCCAAAAAGTCCCAATACGAAAAAGATTTAGATACAATGAATGCTTACATAGCAAGACTCGAAGATGAAGCCGCTGCTATTGGAAAAACAAATGATCAAATTGCTGAACGAAATCTGAATCTTGCTGCTGAAAAGTTAAAAACAAAAGAACTCAGTGATGAGATGAAAGTACATGGACAAAGTTTACTTGATGAGATCTCCCTTCGCAATAAGATAGAAGCAGCGAAAAAGAATAATCTTGAATTTGATAAAGAGTATGCAAAGCAGGAAAAGGAGTTTGCTAAAGAAACACATGATTTACTAGCAGAGCAGTATTCCAAACTCCAAGCTCTTATACAGAATACAAGTGAAGTTAAAGCAAAAGTTTACAGTGATAGTCTTGCTATTCTTGACAAAGCATTAAAAGATGAAATGATTTCTGTTAAACAATACAAAGAAGCAGTTGATGAACTTAATGATAAGGCAGCAGAAACTACCAACCGCACTGAACAACAAATGAACAAGATTTTTGATAAGATGCGTAGTGGATTGGCTGACCTTGTTGTTTCAGGTAAAGGTTCATTTAAAGAGCTTGTTTCAGGTATTCTTTCAGAAATAGCAAACATGCTAGCCAACCAAGCATTCCTTGAATTCTTTAATTATTTAGGAATAACAAAGAATGGAAGTTTTAGTGCAGGAAGTGGAGGCAGTTTAATTAGTTCTATTGGAAGCAGTTTAACAAGTTCAGGCTCTGGTTTTGGAGACATGATCAGTAAAGCAGCAACTTATTTCGGATTTGCTGATGGTGGTATTGTTAACCAACCCACAATTATTGGAACACACAATGATGGATTGGCAGTAGCTGGAGAAGCAGGTCCAGAAGCAGTCATTCCACTTAAAAATGGTTCAGTTCCTGTTCAAATGACTGGTGGGAAGTCAGGTCCAACAATGAACTTTAACATAAATGTAACCTCTGACTCAACAGAAGATGCTGCTAAAAAAGCAAGAGTTATTGCTGACCAAGTTAAATCTATTGTTTTACAAACCCTAAATAATGAAAGACGACCTGGTAATAGTTTAAATCCAACCTCGGCTTTTTAAAAGGATAAATTATGGCAACTGCACTACCTCTTACATCACAAATAAATCAAAGTTCATCATCAACAACATCATTCCGTACACTTAAATGTCAGTTTGGTAATGGATACGAACAACGAACACCTGATGGAATTAACGATGCCTTCCAACGCTGGACTATTTCCTATTCACCTTTGGATAGTACAGATAGGTCAACCATTTGGACATTTTTAAACACTGTTAAAGGTACAGGTGTTATAAGTTGGACACCACCTGGTGGAACTGCAATGAATTTTGTACTAGATGGGGATGTACGAGAAACAGTACTTTCAGGTGATGCTTATGCTATTTCATTCACAATTAAACAAGTTTTTGACCTTTAAAGGATAACAATGACTATTACTTTTGATCAAGAAATTCAGTCATTTACAACAAGTGGTTATGTTGAGTTATTTGACCTTGATACCACTGTTATTGGTGGAGGTACAATTTATAGATACGTCCCACAAAACTTTGCAACAACAGAAATTACCTGGCGAACTCACACATACACACCATTTCCAATAGAAGCCACAGGGTATGAGTGGAATGGAACAACATCAGCACCTCCTAAACCTACCCTAACTATTTCAAACGTGAATAAGTTTTTACTTGCTGCTGTGTTATCATTAGGTGATTTAGTAGGAGCAAAGGTTACAAGATGGCGTACATTTAGTCGCTTTCTTGATGGACAAAGTGATGCTGACCCAAATGCACATTTTATTCCGGATGTATTTTTGATTGACCAGAAACAAACTCACAATAAACAGATTATCCAATTTACATTAATTTCTCCTATGGACAGACAGGGATTACTTCTTCCAAAGAGACAAATTTTAAAAGACCAAGTCAGTAACTCGGATGTCTACTTTCCGGGTGTGGCTAGTACGATGCGTTAACAGGGTTACACATTATGGACATTAATAATTATTATGAATTCACAAAATTTGTATTGGATGAATTTCCTAAAGAAGCGGCCGGTTTTGTTGTTGAGAATAATTTCATTCCAGCGAAAAACATTGCGGAAAATCCCGAAGAAGATTTTAAAATCTCTTCCAAAGAATACATTGATGCTGTTAAGACAGGTAAACTCCAAGCAATAATTCACAGTCATCCAAAGCCTATTGGTGTAGATAAGTCAGGTCGGCATTATGACCCACGCACTCCGTCTATGAATGACTTACAAGGTCAAATGGATACAAACATTCCATGGGGTATTGTCAGTACAGAAGGAGAGAATGTCAGCTCTATTCTCTGGTATGGACTTAACACACCTGCACCTCTTCTAGAAAGACCTTTTATTCATAATGTGTACGATTGTTATACATTGGTAAGGGACTATTATAACCTAGAACACAACCTAAAGTTGGGTGTTTATCCAAGACCTGCCAATTGGAAAGATTATGATAAAAACATTTATGAAAGACACTATTCATCCGAAGGATTTCTACCCATAAATACTCCAAATGTTGGTGATTTAATCTTCTTTCGTGTGATGAGTAGAGATTACATTGACCACGCTGGAATTTATTTAGGGGATAACAAATTTATGCACCACCAGTATAATAAACTCTCTTGTATAGAAACACTTGACCGTTGGAGCAAACATGTGGCCTATTTTTTACACAATACGAGGCTTGATTAATAATGAATCAATTACAACCCACACAACTTAAAACAATTCACTTACATGGCTCTTTAAAAGAGTTCGGTGATACATTTGAATTAAATGTTACAAACACAGCTATGGCTACTCGGGCTCTTATTGCCAATTTAGGTGATAAATTTGAGAATGCTATCAGAAAAGGTAGATTTCATGTTGTATTAGGTGACCTGGATGTTGATAAACCACACGACATTGGAGAAGATGAACTTTTACTTGGTACATCAAAGAAAGACATTCACATTATTCCGTATGTTGAGGGGTCAAGTGGTATTCTTAGAGTTGTTGTTGGTATTGTAATGATTGTTGTTGGTGTTTATTTTCACCAATCGTGGTTGGTAAACATGGGCGCTTCTATGGCTTTATCAGGTGTTGCCGCTATGTTATCTCCCACACCAAAGTCTACACAAGCATCAAATGTGGCACAGAATTCATCATTTATTTTTAATGGTGCTGTTAATACAGTAGCCCAGGGTGGACCTATTCCATTAGTTTATGGTAGATTCCGCACTGGTTCGGTCATTATAAGTGCTGGTCTCGAAACTGCAGAACTTCCTACCGCAGATGCTGGTGGAGTCCCTGCTGATGGTACTGTAGCTAAACCAATAACACATTTACAGGCGAAAAACTAAATGAATAATAAAAAGTATTTTGATGAATTTGTATTCGAAGGTCCAGTAGAAGGTTCTGGAGGTGGTTGTTTTACACAGGATCAACTTGTATTCACATCCCACGGTTGGAAACCAATACACCGTTTACGAAAAGGTGACCTTGTTGTTGCTTTTGACACAGAAGGTAATCTTGACCACGGTGTTATTGTTGAGACATTTAAACATAGTAAACAAGAGAATAATTCTGGAATCTACACATTCACGTTTGGTGATAATAAAACATTAGAAGTAACTGGTAACCACGCCATCTACTTTGAAAATGGTACTGACATACCTTTTAAACAAGCCAAAGACTTTGTTATAGGGGACATCTTTGTTGATGATTTGGGTAAATCTCAAACAATCTCTGCTATCGAATTTCGTGAAATAAATGATGACGAGTTCACCTATAACTTAAATGTTATTCCACAACACACATACATAGTTCAAAATGTAAGAGTTCACAACGGCGGAGGTGGTAAGGGTGGAAGTTCACGTGCTGCACAAGAAGATGTCAACACATTACGGTCAACACAAATTGCTCGTGTTATGGAAGTTATCAGTGAGGGTCCAATTTGGGGTCTAACTACTAGTGATTTACAATCTGCATTCTTTAATGATACTCCTATACAAAACTCTGATTCATCTTATAACTTTTCTATTAAACAGGGTGACTTCCGTACAGGTATACCTTCACAAGATTATGTAGCAGGATTTAATGGAGTAGAAAGTGTTATTGGTGTTGATACACAAATTACAACAACAATACCTGTTTCTCGTTCACTCCAAGCAACCACAGATGCTGCAATTATTCAAATACGACTTCCAAATGGATTGGCTACACAAGATACATCGACTGGAGACTTGCATGGGGGTGAGGTCCAGTTCGCTATTGACACCAAACCAACAAATGGTACGTGGACAGAGATTATTAGTCCAATAATTAAAGGTAAAGCCACAACAACTTATGATACATCTTATAGGGTTAATCGTCCAACAGGTGCAACAACATGGGATGTAAGAGTTCGTAGAATAACTGCTGACCCTACATTGTCTACTGTTGTGAATAGAACTGATGTTTATCAAATAACAGAAGTTCAAGAAATTAAACTTGCGTACAATGGTGTTGCTTATGCTGCTGTTGCGCTTGATGCACGTTCTGTTG